CCGTACTGTATTCTCTGCTCATGGTGTGCCCCTTGTTACATTATGCCGGTGGATTGGCGGTTGGCTTCAACAGTGGAACGGTGATCGCAATGACCGCCAACAGCGCCGCGCCGGTATTGTTCGTCGGAGTGATGGTGCATGTGACGTACTGCTTGATACCCTTGTAACCGATCTTGAAACACTTGTTGTCATCGCCAAAAGCGAAGCCAGCCAGCGCCTCGGTTCCCAGTAAGTCGGCATCCGCAACAGCGGTAGCGCCGGACATGCCGGAGTCGTCGCTTTCTTCCACCAGTACGGCGAAAGTCGCGTCGGAGTCGGCCAAGCTGCCCGTTGCGATGGCGAACACCAGTGCGCTGAGGCCCTGCATGTTGATGATCTCGCTGACAACGGCTGCGTCGCCCGTGGCGTGGTCATACGGCGAGATACCGCGCTTGAGGTTGATATTGTTAAAAAGGTCTTCCATTTTGATTCCTTTCTTAAGGGTTGTTTCGATAATTTAACTGCGTCAGTTTATCTTCTTCGTCTGCGTATGTGCTAATTATTTCCCTAGCCCATTTCAGCAAGTCAGAAGGCCGTTGCCCTGCTGGTTGCGTTGTAACCCAAAGCTCCAAGTTTTCGATTGCATTATCCGACCTGTTGCCGTTCTTGTGATGCACGTTCTCGTTGCGGCGAAGCGGTCTGCCAAGAAATTCAGACATGACAAGCCGATGTTTCGGAATACGCTTTGACTTTCTGGCATTCGGATGATCCGGAGCCAAAACCTGAACATACCCCTTGTCATCCGTGACATCCGAAAATCTCGCCAAATGCTTCTTCGAGTACTCAACACTGCCCCGCTTTTTGATCCTTGCGTAACACGCTGAACACACGCCGTTTGCAACAACGGGCTTTCCACAACCGTCCGTAGAACAAGGCATTCCCGTCTTTTTATTTTTCGGAGCGGAGCCAAGAGGATCACCATGCTTCCGCAACCTCTCGTAGTGGACTTGACACAGCCCCCTACCGTACTTCGGCTTCCCACAACCTTCGACAGGACACGGGCCTGCATTAATGATGACTTGCGGCTTGCGCACAATTTCACCAGCTCGCACCGCGCTGGTGTAGTGCTTCGAACATCTGTTTTGCGCAAGAACATGACTTTTGCAGCCCTCAACTATACATACCCGTTTTTCTTGTTTCACCCTCGGCATGGTGCATCCTCCCTAACTAACATGATGAGAGAATGCACCACGACTACGTGGCTGTCAAGTCCTAGTTAATGAATTTTATGAATTTCACCGCTTCCGTGTTACAAGCTCCCCCGCCTGTGCGCTTCGTGGAGTAGAACACGATATATGGTTTGGCCGTGTACGGGTCGCGCAGGGTGCGGATGCCAATACGGTCAACGATGGTGTACGCCTCGCGGAAGTCACCGAACGCAACGGACAGTGAGTTGGCCGCGATGGCGGGCATGTACTGGTCAATCCGGATCGGATACCCGTTCAGACGATCAGGTTGACCGACAATGTTGCTCGGCTCCCATAGGTAACGGTCGCTGGTCGCTTCCTTCATCTTGCGCAAGGCGGTACGTGCCTCGCGGCGCATCACCCACTGTGCGTTGGTCAGGTATTGATCCTTGAACGCGCCCTGGATGTCGTGCAGCACATCCATCTTGGTCGTGTGGAACGCGCCCGACGCGCCGGTGATGATGTGCTGGAACTCACCCCATGCGCGGGTGTCGTCGCTGGTCGTTACGGTGGTGTAGCTCGCCAAACCGCGCGGCTTACCTACGCCGTTACCCGTCCAGAACGCAGTGCCTTCAACGCGAGCAAACTTATCAGCGACCTTACCGGCCAGCCAGCCTTCGACATCCATAGAGGCATCGTCGATGAGCTTCTGGGAGATTTTTGGCATGGCGTACATTTCATGCGCGTAAATTTCCCACTTGCCGATTTGCGGGGTAGCCGTATCGGAGCGAGTACCTAGTTCGGACACCCAGCCAGCGTCGGCTTCGTTGTTGTCCACAATGCCTTCGATCTCGTTCGTGCCAATGGTCTGCACGTTACAGATTTGGCGCATGATGGACTGCTCGTACAGCTTGGCGACGGTGCGGCCGGCGGTGGAGTGTGGCAACAGGTAGCCGCCGTCCGGGTCGGAACCGGCTTGCAGGGCTTTGCGCTCGTCGCCAGACAAGCTATCCATCGTCTCGCCAGAGGCCAGCTTGAAGAAGCCAGATTTGTACTGCTTGTAGCCTTCTGCATCGAACGCGGCGGGTGCTGCCTTGCCCCGACCTTGATACTCGGCACGAACCATCAGGTTGAAGCCCTTAACCTCGACAGCAAAGTCGGCATCTGACTTGCTTTCTGCACCGGGGGTGCTTGCTTTGAGCATGAAGTCGTCGAAAATCTTTTTCGACTCAGCCAGACGGTCCATTTCGGTGGACAAGGTGGCGAGCTTGGCTTCCAAGTCGCTGACCGCTTTGCCGTCGGCTTTGGCTTTGACCAATGCTTCGTTGGTGCGCTTGAACTCTTCCCAAGCCACCCCCTGATCTTCGATCAGTTTTTTAATTTCAATGAGGTCAGACATTTTTATTTCCTTTCAAAATACTGGTTGAACTGCGGAGGGATGCTGCGATTTGCGACAAGCCCTGCACGGCATCGTCGCCGGTAGAATTCTTGACGCGCGCAATGATGGTTTTAGCCTCCTTGCGCGAGAAGCCACCTGCATCCCGCAGGTAATCTTCGATTTCGGTGATGCTGCTTAACTCTTCCAGTGCCTTAACGCCGGTCACACGGGCTTTGCCGTTGGCTGGACGAGTGACCATCGAGATTTCCACGAGGTCGATGCGCTTCAAGCGGCGGCGCGGCTCGTCTGGGTTGCTGCGCGGGATAGCTTCTTTGGCGATGTAGCCGATGCTCATGCCGTCGATGGCCGGACGCGGGGTCATCTTCATCAGGGTGTACATTTCGCGGCCACGTGGGGTATCGGCCAGCGTACCTGTGACCTTCAAACCGTGTCCATCTTCGGCAAAATCTGTCCATACCCCGATAGGTGTCATATCCTCGGCAGTCGCGCCCCACGCACCGTGCTGGCTCAACATGGCAGGCCACGCTTGCTTGCCGGACTTCACGTCCGATAGGAACGCGGCAAATGCGCCAGGGTCGATCACATCGCCGTAGGAGTCAATATTGCCGAACACCGCGCCGTAGCCGGTGAAGGTCATCGTGTCCGTGCCAGCGTCGGCAAATTTCAGCTCTATAAGTCCACAATTCAAACGATCCATTTTTATTCTCCTGTCGGCGCGGGAACAGCACCTACTATGTTTGCGGGGACGCGCATCTTGTCGCCCCCCTCTACGGGATTGAGGTCTAATAGGGCGCGACCTTCATTCGGGAGAAGTATGCCGCCATTAACGTAGCCGAGCACAGCGTCCTTGGTCTCCGTCATCGAACCTCGCAACCATCCCTCCTCAACAAAATTTGTATAATAGCCCTGCGCGCGCTCGCGGTCAGTCAGCAAATTCGCGTCCATCGACTGCTCAAGCCGCTGATACCACGGGGCAAGCGTTGATTTGTAGTGCGCGTGGAACATGGCCGTCGCACTGGCATACGTGGAAGTCTTGTCGGAATGTCCGATCATAATAGGCATGACATTGGCGAAGCGGCAAATTTCCTCAATCTGAAATCTGCGTTCTTCTATCGTCTGAGCGTCGATGCTGGTCATTTGCGTATTCAACCACGATGCCTGACGGTCGAGGATTAACGGCTTCCCCGCGTTTTCAGAACCCGCTTGGTGCTTATTCACCCAATTTGAAAGTGACGCATATTGATCTGGGGTCATCGTGCCTGACACCGAATACACACCGGATGGACGCACACCATTCTTGTGCAGCGACCCAACCGCCTCTTCCGCCGCCAGCGCGACACCAACGGCCTCGCGTGCGAGCTTCACGGTTTCAAGCCCATACCAGCCAGACCACGACGGGCCGCGAACGTGCCAGATTGCTTCAGCAGGGAAAGGTTGCGGCTCACCGCCCCCGACGGGTGTTACCTCATACGAGATAGTGCCGCGATCAAACAGCACTTTGACGGTGCTCGGGTCGAGCGGGTACAGTTCGACAATCTTGCCGCCTCGTCGGTTGATGAAAGAATAGTGATTGCCCGCGAGTACCGCGTGCCACATCAACATCTCTCGGTATTCAAAGCTGGTCTGCCAGCGGTTCGGCTTATACGCCAACAAGTCGAACAAGTAATGATCCTTAGCCGGGAGCTTGGACTTACCCTCGTCTCGCATCAGCTTGAGGGGAACTTGCGCGACACCCTCCCCGAGCACGCGACAGACCCCATAGACCGTCGATTGCTCAACCGCCGTGCTGACGTTTACAGTTTTGCCGGTGGAAGTGGTGCGCCCGCCATATATCTCGCGGAACAAGTCCAAAGTAGAGCCTGCTTTGGTTTCAATACCGAGGCGGGACAGGACACCCATTAGATCAACCCCATCACGAGGAACACGATGCCGCCGATAATCCAAGCGGCAGGCGGATAGATTTGTGCCACCCCGTAGCATATCGCCGCGAGTCCCATCCCGAAGAACACTATGTCGCGCACGCTTAATGCGCGCTTGATGAGGCGCGCAATCGCTGCGGGTGATAAGAGGCGTAGCCATTTCACTGTGTCGCGTCCCTTTGTTTGCGGGGGAATTGACCCCCGTGCGGAGTGAACACTAACACACAGTTTTAGCCAGCGCAAGCCCCCTTGCTCAATTACTACCTGCCCACCATCGCCCGCAATAGCGACTTCAACTGTGTCTTAAACGCCTCTGCCACCATTTCAATTTCTTCGGCTGTCACATTCTCCTTACGCCCAGTGAAAGTCTCAATCGTTACTGGGCGGTGAATTGCGGGAAGCACGTCTTTATCTGTCTCTGCGGTGATCTGTAGCGTATAAAACATCATTTTCTCCTGTTATGTTATCAAGCCCCATTGTCCCAAAATGATTTGCTGCTGGCTGGATTGAGCGCCATGAGCGATGCCGCGTTGAGCAGCGCCATCAGCGGGTCGATTTTGCAAGTCCCAGAAGCTTGCTTAGTGATACTGACCGCGTTACCGACTGGAACTATCTTGGCGTTACCCACACACCACGCCATCATGTCTGACCCGCAATGCCCTAACTGTCCCTCGGCAAGCCAACGCTCGGTCGTTTTGATCGCTCCGGCCATTTTCCAGCCCTGCGAGATGCCGACCATCACGTCAACCATCTTGCCGTCCGCGTTCAGCACTTGCTCCGGTATGCCCGCGTCGATCAGTGCGTCCAAAATTGTGCCGATGCCGTAGGGGTCAACGCCGATCCGGTCGAGCAGCCCCGCGTCATAGACACGCTTGATGATTTGTACCAATTCCGTCACGTCATCGCCAATTTGCGTCACCAGCGTCAGATCGCCCGCCTGTGCAAAATCTTTGAACCGTGCGGCCTCCCCCTTGCGACGCTCCAAGACGGACGGATGCGCCCAGGCGTGACCCCAATGCAGCTTCCGACCGCTCACTCGATCCCTGCCCAGCAGGGCGAGGCCGAGCAAGTCGTCCAAGCCGCCGCCGTCGATACCCACGTCTATCACGTCGCAGCGTTCCAGCAGCGTGTCGAGGGTCAGGCCGGGGAGTGCGGCGGCTTCCCAAAAGTCGGCCCCGGCCCAACGGTCGGAGCGTAACGACAGCCCAATTTCGATATTTTGATGCTTGCTGAGGTATTCCAGCATCTTTTCTTCGCCAGCGGCTTCGGCCTGCTTGCGAAGGTGAATCAGTCGATCTTTGCTGACGGACGCGCCGAGGTTGGGGTTGGTGACGTACAGGTTTTCTTCGTCGCGGCAACTCTTGTCCTTGAGCATCCAGTCGGGGTACTCGTAGATGAGCGGGAGAAATTTAGGATCGTGAATAGTGCCGTCGCGCACGCCACGAGCGTATTGCAACTTCTCCCGAAATACTCCAGCCGGCGGTTGACTGGACTGAGTAGTTGCATAGATGACAAACCCCTCTGCACGCGAGGTCAAGCCGCCCGTTGCTTCCAGCAGCATGTCGCTTGCGCCAGACTTTGAGCCAAATTCGTGCAATTCATCCACAAAAACGCCGGTCGCCTTCTTTCCGACCACCGTGGAACTCTCGGCTGCGACAACAAGCAGCGTGGCCTTCGTGGTGCGGTGCGTAACTGTGCGGATATGCTGCTGCACTTGAAACATCGCTGATAATTCGGGGTCTTTCGCAATCATATCCCGAATTGGCTTGAACACACTGGAGGCCGCCTCGATTGTTGGGCTGAGTATCAAAAATTCAGCCGATTCACGCCGATTACATATCAGCATCGTGAGCATGATGCCCGCCGCGAGGGTGCTCTTGGAATTTTTCTTACTGATTAGCAGAAAATACTCGGTTATGTGGCGAACGCCGTCATCGTCCAGGCTTCCGAACACCCGTTCGGCAAAATCAAGGAGCCACGGGCGAGACACCTCTCCGATAGTTGGACACCCGAGCACGTCTGCGAGCCGTAGCTCCCTGAACACGTCGAGGCTCCATGCCGCTTCGTCAGGAAACAGCGGCGGGAAGGGTAGTAGGGTGTCGCCAGCTACGATGCGTTGTTCCCAATCTGGGCAAGCTGTGGTCACTTCACCGTGCCCCACGATGTCTTTTGCCACCTATCAGGTCTGTTCTTGGCAAGTTCCGCGAGCGCTTGGAGCTTTCGATGATTTTTACGAATTTTTGCGTGTTCAGCCCGATCCGTAACTCCCAACTTAGGCGTGCTGTCGGTCGTTCGCTTACATTTTCCCCACAGTGCTAAAACCTGTTCCTTGCTTTTACCATCCCACAATGCGTTTGCTACCGGATTGAAGTATTTGGCAGTCCAAATATGCACCGGCATCGAGTCTCGAACGTGGCCGATGGACGGTATTTTTTCAAACTCGTCAGTTACTTCAATCACGGGGATTTGCAATTTTTCAGCAACCACGTTTCTGGCGTTAAACATCCTTGATTTTGTGTGATCGTGCCACACGTCTACAATGTGTTCTCGGAAGGCGCGGCGAATCGCTATTTGTCGCTCGGTCAGCTTCATGTCTCTCCTCCAACAACCCTCGGTCGGAACTTGCTACCCTTGCCAGCCACCACCGCCGCCTCCTGCAATAGCTCCTTCTTGCCCTTCTTGCCACCCTCCTCAGCCTGTGCCATAAGCAGCAGCTTGAGCGTATTGGCGCGCACCGGTAGCGACACAGCCTTGAGCATGGCAGCACGTCGCCGGTCATCGCGGTCGTCGTGTGTCTCGTCATCTATGAGCGATTCCAACTCCCCGATATGGCTGGTCACGGTGTCCAACTCGTCGAGCATCCGGCGCAACAGGTTGTCCGCGAGTGCCTTGTCGTCCATGCCGCCCGTGTCTGGGGAGCTACGGCGCAGGTACTCGCGAGGTGGAGGAGGGGGGGCGGGCGGTGTGACTGCTGCGCCTCGCTGCCAGTTGAACTTTTTGGCGACTTTGCGGATGTACCCCTCGGACACACCATGCCTGACTCCAATGGCCACGTTGGTCATGTTGTCAGCCTTCCAGTCCCGCTCTATTGCGTCTAAATCAGCCATGTGTAACCTCCGCAGGCAGCAAGTCGTGCGCCATTTTCCACAAGGTTGCGTCGCCTTCGCGCAAAACGTCAAGCAGGAGCCGCTTTTCAGCAAAATACACTTTTGCGAAGTCAGGATCGTGCGCGGCAATGCTTTTGGTGTTGTCGATCAGGTCGGCCAATTTGATCGTTTTAGCGGCGGGGGACGCTTTTGCCGTGTGGATGAGGTCCATCAATTTGCGCTTGGCTCGGTTTCCGTCGGTCGGCTTGCTAACGTCGGTCAGTCGCTCAACCAATACGGCAATTTCGCCACCAAACATTCTATCAATCCCCCAAAGCGTGGCATGGGTGTCCTCGACAGTGTCATGCAACCACGCTGCACAGAGCATCGCCTCGGTGTGCGGGACGCTGCGCACCAACTCGACCACCGCCGCCGGATGCACGATATACGGCTCGCCGGTGTACTTCCGCCGCTGGTCGATTGCTGCGTGACAGCGCGTTGCGTATTCTTTGGCTAATTGCTCCATCCGTACCTCCTGTACGCCAATAATGCCGCCACATTAGCGCAATTTTGTACGAATTGCAAGCCCCGCCGTACCGAACGTGCGTATGTGAGTGCTTACTATCACAGATAGCCGCATTTTGAGCCAATTTGCCAGAATTGCACTGTTTTACGCGTTTTGAGGCGTTTTGCAGCGTTTAGGCTACCAAGATGCCAGAATTGCTCCGTGGTGCTGCTGTAGCCGCTATTTACCCCCACCATGCGCCTGTTTGGAGGTGAGTTTGTCGTGGCATTGCGGGTTGACCGCCTGCAAATTGCTCGGATGGTCGATCTCGGCGGTTGTCCAGCCCCGCAGCCGCGCCTCGGTCTTGCCGACGATGTGATGCACCTCGTTGGCCGGTGTGATCCGTAGCGTCCCGCCCAGGCACTCAGGGCATTGGCACAGTCCGTGATCCCGTTGCAGGATGATCAGCCGCAGCTTCTCCCACTCGTAACCGTAGCCGCGCTGGTGTCGGTCACCGCGCTCCGGCGCAGCCCACCCTTGCCGGTTGGCAGGCTTGCTGGGCAGCAGTTTGGGGCGTAGGCAGGTGAGTTTCATGGTCACAGTGTAGGCGGGGGCGGGGCGGTGCGCAAGATGTCCTGAATTTTCAAAATGGCGGACACGATTC